AGAACTATCCCCTATGGTACGCTAGATGGTATGATTTAAGAGGTGAATACAACCCGGAAAGAGATAGACCATCAGCACCAAAACCTTGGTTTGATTGGACAGTATGGCAATTCAGTGCCAATGGTGATATTGATGGAGTTGGTGGAAGAGTTGACCTTGATGTAATGAAGAGAAGTTTCTTCGAAAAATACGTATAAAAAAAGGTCGGTGTTAGCCGACCTTTTAATTTACATTAATTCTTTTTTCAATTCGTGTAACCCAATTATGTGGTCTTCAACTTCTTTATCGCTATAAACCATTTCATTTATTTTCTTGATAGCTTTACCTGCTACTACTTTAGCAGTATCATCAGTGATTCCTTCTAAAATTGTAAGTGTTTCAGTTTTATATGCTTCAAATAAACTTTTCTTCTCTTCCTTACCTGATTTTATCAGTTTTTGTAAGAGGTTCCTATCATCTTCATTCAGTCCATCGTATTTTTCATTGAATTTCCTTGTAGCAATCTCCAAAACATTCTCATCAATCAATTCAACATCAACGTTTTCGAGAAGTCCTTTTTTGGGTTCTTTGATGTAATTCAGTACCACAATATAAGATTCGTGCAGTTTGTCGATATCAACATCATCACCATATTTCAGGGTTTCAGTAATTAAACCATCAATTGCATCATATAACTTAACTTTTTCAGGGTCATAATCGGCTTCATTTAGTTCAGTAAACAAATCCTCCTGAAGAAACTCAGCTAATTTAGCGTGCTCGGCTTCAATTTCTTCAATAGCATATATCTCAAACAACTTAATTGCGTTATCGATATACTTGCTGGCTTGGAGTTCGTTTTCGATATGCTGTTCTTCAATACCGTTATATACTTTGAATTCCAGTTGTAATGCTGGTGAGTTTTTAACGACATCTAAAAAATCGAAAGCGACCTTTTTAGATTCACTTATCAACGTATTATTGAAATACGATTCCTTTAATTTGTTAGAGATTACCAAATTAGCAATTCCTATGTTGACGTTCTTCATATGGTATATTTCGATTTAATATAAATACTGTAATTAATTATAAACGATTACCTGATTTTGAATACTTAAATTAATCCCCTAAATCAAGATTCTCAATATCCTCAATATCAACATCTTGTATTTCGTTTATTTTTTGCTTAGTGTTAATAGTTTCACTACCCTCTAACATTCTGTCGATTTCATTAATCATGTCTTCGGCTTTCCTATTCAGTTTATCATTAATCGTATTATTTTCCTGAATTATCTTCTTTTGTTTAATTTCTTTCTCAATCTCAGGTTCCCTTGTTGTACCATACACAAGTTTTTCTAAATGGTTATTATATTGTTCATCAGTCATGCCTTCCATCATAGGAGCACCACCGCCCATAGGACCACCAGCACCACCTTCAGCACCACCCATTGGAGGTAGAGCACCACCACCACCTAAGTCTGGTCCACCACCCATGTCACCACCGGGTAGAGCACCCATATCGCCTTCAGGTGGCATTCCACCTTCGGTTTCACCTGTCATTGGCATATCTTCAAGTGGTTCACCAAATCTCTTATCGATATCAACGAAAAGTCCTGACTTCTTAATGCTAACCGGAGAATCTTGAAGTTCCTGCATAACGACTTTCTCCATTTTTTGTTGCTTAAGGTCATCAACAATCTCCCTATCACTCATATTGAAAATCAAGCGTTTTGCTGCTGTATGTGAAAGAGCAGCAATACCACCTTCGGCACGTGTAAGTTCAGCATAGGTCTGTGCCTTATCACGCATTAATTCTGACTTAAGTAATTCTTGTTGTGTTGAAGGATTAGTAAGTGTGAGTTGGAAACTGGCTAAATCTTCACCATTATATCCTAATAGGAAGAGGTGAATCATTGCCATTTTATTTAATTCCTGAATCATCGCCTGTTGAATACGATTTACTTTCTTAGCGAATCTGATATCGTATTGTGCCATGTTCTTTCCACCACCACTTGCGTCCTGAAAACTTAGGAATGGCTTTGGAACACCTAATCCAGTGAATAAATTGTCCCTTAGATACTCGATATCTTGAATCTGGTCGAGATTTGAAGCACCTGCAAGCGTTTCAATGCCTGTTTGAGTATTGGCATTCCTTACTGGAAGGAAATAGTCTTCATCATTCCCCAAAATATTGAATCTGTAGTCGATTTGACCATCGTTTGGAGCAACTTGCGCTGTTTTCTTGAATGTTGTGGCAACTCTGTAGATATATTCTTCAATATCGTCTTCATCGATGTTACCAACGTCAATTTTAAATACTTTTTTCTCACCAGCACGAATAATACGGTAAGTAAGCATAGCATCTTCAGCCATTACAAGCTGACGGAATACCCTACGTACCTTATTCAGAATCGATGAACCATAAGGCAAGTACTTATCATCTCCAAGTAGACGGAAGTGAGCGATTTCAAACACGTTGAACTCGTCACCAGTCATTCTTTCCTTAAATCTCACCAACGGCTTACCGTCTTTGATTCTTTCGAATCTCTCAATTTCGTAATTAACAAGTTGTTTCACGTGAGTAATACCTTTTTTTCTCTCACCATATAAAAGAACGAAATTATCACCATATTTTACGGTGTTTCTCACCCAAAAAGGCAAGTTAACATTCACATTCACAACATCATAAAAGAATTCTTCCAATAACTTCTTAATTCTTTCTTTACTACTGTAAATATTTAACATTTTACCGTTTAGTCCGATTGTGGTTGCCTCTTCCATGAATAAATCCAATGCTGACGAAATAATTGGATAATATTCCATGCCTTCATAGTCAATGTAAGCGGGAAGTCTGGCTGCTTCATATTGGAGTGCTTTCTGGAAACCCCTATCTGTTGTTCTGAAAAACTTATCTTGAAGTGCACGTTTCTGTTCAAGTTCCAAGCCTTTTCTATGGATTTCCTCTGGGGTGGAACCCTTAATTACGATTTTCGATTTTGCTGGTGTTTGCGCAGGTGCTGATGCACTTGAATCTTGGAACCCAAATCCATCAAGGTTCAACATACCGTTAAGTTCCTGATATATTGTTTTTTTATTATTCTTGTCGTCAGCCATTTTTATAATTTATTATAGTTTTTTATAAATACTCAGAAATTTCTGAAAAGTCAGTTAAATATAAATACAAACTATTTTTTCTTTAGTCCGTTAAATAACCATTCATTCGCACCATATGGATTTAAAGGATTCGAGCTATTAGGTGAAATCATTGGTTTTCTTCTCTCAACATTTCTTTTACCGATATCACCAATATCGTTATTAGTGATAATTGCCTTTATCATTTTTTCTGCCAGACCCTTACTTTGCTTGAATTTAGCCAGTTCAAAATTCAAAACATATAATCCAATAGCCAATCCCATAATACTGTCATCATGGAAGCTACGTTTATGGTCAGCAACACGGTTTCCAGCCACTGTGACGAACGTTTTCAGTTCACCCAGTAGTCTAGTTGACTTGATGATGACATCCTGTAAATGAATCGCTCTTTGCATTTCAAGAAGAACACTTGCACGGTTATTTCCAATGAAGAAACCCGGAATTAAATCTACACTCATTACTGCACCATCTGGCATTGATTTCTGACCTTTCTTAATATATCCTTGTAGGCGGTCTCTTGTCGGCTTATGTTTGACTTCAGCAAAATGCACGTTCTCATATCCAACTTCAAGCAATCCTTCAACTGTCATCACACCGTAACCACCAGTTACATCAACAACAGCATATGCGTTATTATATTCTTTACCGAATTGGTATGCGATTTGAGCAAGAACTTGTGGTGTTACCTTCCCATAATATTCAGCAACCTGTTCAACTTTGTGCCTTTTAATTTTAACCTTTTTCTCCTTGCCGTTCTTTTTAATGACCTTTTCCTCGATTATCTCATTGACCTTTAACATATTTAGTGTTGAAGAGTCTTCACCGTGTCCTGCACTGGCATCAAGAGCCATTATATATTCTTCTCCGGGTTCTGGTTCCTCGAAAATCCACATATTACCATCCGAATACGCTTGACGTAGTATTGTTCCAATCTCATGTTCCTCAATGCGCTTGAGATATTCTTCAGCAATAAAGTTATCACCGGAACCCAGAAATGAGCACTGAAGTTCCTGTGCAATTTTACGCATATCACCGTTGGCATTCATTATCTGTTCATCGAACCATTCGTTGGTTGCCTCCCAACCTTCCTCGACCATTTCAGCACGTTTCTCGTGAGACCAGTTTTCGTCTTTCCATTTTTTCTGGTTATCCTTGCCTTTGTTCTTAACCCAATACAGGTCTTTGTTATATCTGGGGTCATTATACCACCAGAGTTCAACGGCAACAAAGTTGTTCTTACCTTCACGAGCACCTTGGAATGCCTTATAGAATACCGCATCAAGACCCGAAGGCGTACTAACCATAATTGCACGTCCACCAGTAACCAGTGTAGGAAGCGCAGATGTCCAAAACGCATCACCTTTCTCAGACCATGCAGTTTCATCCCAGAACAACAGAGTCGGGGTCATACCACGAATGGTTTTAGATGCAAATGCACCTAGTTTTGATTTGTTGTCGTAAATTTTAAGTTTTTGTGTGTCGGTTAGCTTTTCATCGGTATCCCTACCAGTTTTTGGTTTAAGCCATTTAGGACACATTTCAATGAATTCCACGACATCGGTCATTAATTCACCTGTTGCGGTTTCTAGTTTGTTGGCTACAATTGCACATGCTCTGTTTCGATTGAACATAACATACCATGCAATATATGCACAAGTAGTGGTACTAACACCTGCCTGACGATACTTATTAGCCACAACAAAACGGTTTGCAGGGTCATGATATGTTTTAATAAGTTCTTTCTGGAAATCAAATAATTTGAAAGGTACAATCATACCCGCACTTCCCTGCGTCTGGTCAAAAATCGTTAGATACGTTTCAATGAAATAGATTGGATTGCTGGCGCATTTAACGATTTCATCTTCTTGTTCAAGTGTCGTTAACTCACTGGCTTTCTTAATAATACCGTCTTTGGTGACAATAATTGCTTCAATATTACCAGCAGCTTTTCTAAGTTTTTTTGCTTGTTCTCTGGCTTCTTCTTTCTCCTTTTCCTTCTGTGCGTCAAACGATATTAATGGCACGTGTTCTGGAAATTCCTCTTCACTCTTTTTCGATTTGTCTTCAAAATCATTATCTAGTTTCAAGTCGATATTCATTATAAAATCTTTATAATAAATACTATCCCACTAAAAACAGCAAGGCACGCCACATATCTCGATGTAACGTGCCTCGATTTCCTTCGCCCAAATGGTGCGATGAACTCAAAATCGCAAGGCACGGTAATTATCTTGAACTA